ACCAACCCATACAAATTTAAAATATCTGCTCATGCTACCCCCTCCGTAATATTCAAAATGCCGAAATATTTATTGTATCCTGCATATGTGTCACGAATGATATATCCGTATGATGATGACGATATATATACACGATATTTCCCAATCTCGGTGGGTGAAACCGTTGTATATTCATCCTCGTTCACATTGAATGTATCATCATTCGCAGAATACGTTTTATATTTCACATTCACGTCACATTGTTTTGACAATTCAACATTGAAACTATGTGGCTGTCCGTCGTATTTTACCGATTGGACTTTATCTGATGTTACATTAACAGCATTTGCTGATATTGACATATACAAATCACATTCACCTATTCTGTAACACGACTTATCCGCCGATGTAATTCGTACATATCCTCTGTTTGAACCGCATTTTGTCATGCTCAAAACATCACTGCCGTTATCGTTGAAATAAATTTCAAATTCAACATCACTGTCATTAATACATTCTGCCGTGATTGTATGCGGTTGGCCGTCATATAAAAATGAACGTTCTCCAGTCTGCTTGAAATTCAACGTTTTAGGTCTGACACTGATTGAAATATCTTTGGACAGTGTTTTTCCGTTGCTATCGGTCACTTGAACACCCCAATTATAGCCGCCTGTTTGCATTGGTGTTCCTGATATAGTTCCGTCTGATGTCATTGTGATACCGGGAATATTGGAACCCCAAGTTTGTTTCCAAGAGTACGGTGGACTTCCGCCCTGTGCAGTTAATTGCCCTCTACATTCAGTCTTATATTCGCCCAAATACAAATTACTTGTCGTAATCTCAAAACGCTGTATTTGACGGATTTTATCACCATATTCTGAAAACGGTGTATCATCAGGAACATCAACACCACCGTCTATAATTGCTTGCCGTATTTCCTGTTTGACCGCATAGCAGAATGTTATGCGATTATACAAATTGATTAAATACTGCATAATCGGTGGTTTTTCAGTCGGATATTGATACTGTGATGTGTATATATCATTAGAATATAAATTTCGGATATTTTTAGCATAATCGGCATATCCTCCGGTAACAGTACCACCCTTTTCAGCGATAGCCGCCTTGATGTCCGCAAATGATGCCATCATTAATTTGAATTTTTCGCAAATCGTCATGATGTTTCCTCCGCCACGCCATTTAATTCATCTAACATATCTGACATAGTACCTAATTGTGTATTCATTATTTGCAGTGTACTGTCTAATGAATTAATATTGGATGATATGTCTGACATTGATTTTGAAATGGCTTTTAGGTGTTCTTCCGCAGTTTTCACATTGTCTTTTACCATTCCGGGGACGTCTGCCTTGTCGGCATATCCCGGAATTTTAAATCCCTTTTCTGTTGTCGTTGCCATGCCAATCACCTCACATTACAGCTACTATATCACCGTTATCATCTTTTTGAATTAATCTGTGATATTCAAAATTGCCACAGTCTGAACTTGACGAAATTTCAGCAGAAAAAATATCATTGTCCGGTGGTTGTGGTCCTCTGCCTGACACCGTTGTAAAGCATACCAACGATATACTGTCGCTGTCATAGTTATAACATATATACATATAGCATTTATCTATTGATTGCAAAGGATATGTTGCAATACCTGATACATCTTTTCTTGCGATATAATTCACTTTAGGTTTTACCACGATAATATAACCATCATGTCCCTGACCTATCGAATATTCCAAATCAATTTTTTTGGTTGAATTGATTTTTTGAATTGCTTTTTCCAATCCATCAAATTTTGTGTGAATATCATTATTTAATTTTGCCAATGTTATCGCACTATCTTTGATTTTTATACCCGTAACTGAACTATCAGCAAGTTTTTCTGTGGTAACACAACCGTCCGGGTGGTCTAAAACATTTGCATTTTTATGTGCCATAAAATCGTCATACGACACTTCCGCAGCTAATGTTATATTTGCCTCAACGTTTGCAGCATTTGAAACAATAAAAGACATTTGAATATTTCGCACAATATATGTACTTCCGTCAAATGCCGGCATAGCACTCGCACCATCACCAAAATTAATATATGCGTACAATATTTCTCCCTCGTCAGGGTCCTTTGCGATAATACCTAATTCACGCATATAAAATGCGGTATCACCGTTTTTTATTTTCACACGCACTGAAACAGTTCCGTCTTTTTCAACCACTGCTTTCGTCAAATCAACAGTAGCTGATGATGCGGTTGTTCCTGTTTGGTGTGATGGTACTTCGTGAAGCATTTCTGTCAAATCAGCGACATCTTGCCCGTCTTGCATAAATCCGTCACCGATTGCCGCTCTCACAAAATACATTGTTGCTCCCGATTGTACTTTTGCCAGCAGTCGCAAACCTTTCGCCGTTAATTTTACGGTATCTATTGTCGGTATATTAGCCATGTTAATTAATCCTCCTTATATAGTAACTCTGCAAATGTTTTGTCCTTTATCTGCTCATTTGTAAGATTTTTAATATCGTCATATGTATTATATCTTTGTGCCGGATATTTTCGTCCTTGCTCAACGTCCGAAATATATATGCCAATATTAGCTACTGAATATGCAATAGCATTTTCAGATGTAGTATCAGCTTTGACGGTAACATCTTCACAAATGTATGTAATGACACCGGCACTGTACAAATCAGAAGTAGGTAAATCTTTTGATATATTTATTACTTCCAACTTTGAACGTGCATTTTTTATCTTCCGCAGCATTGAAAAAAAATAGTTAAAATCATTCATTTCGGATTTACTCGAACTGCTATCCATATTGATTTTAAAACAATACGGATTTCCGCCGTATTCATACCATTCTTGAATATTTCCGTTTTTAAATGCAGCGGCAATTAATTTATCAACAGCCGATGTTGTTCCCGTTCGACTGTTATATATATCACTCACCGCAATTAATTCTCGTTTTTGTTCAATGCTCATACCGTTTTCATAAAACGGGCAATCAATTTCCGCCGCCATTGAATTTAATAACATATCACTTGCCGAATTAATATCCGCCCAAAATACAACAGATTGCAGAGTATCATATAAATATCTTGTCATTTCACCAAATGCTTTGGATAATGCGATATTTTTCGGTGTTTTCATTGTGTATGGTAGCAAATCACTTATTGTAACATCTCTTACCTTTATCATTTTTTATTCCTCGTCCTGTACGATTTTAACGTTCTTAGCCTTTATGGTAATTGTTCCGTTGCTATAATTTATATAACTGTCATTATCAAATCTAATTGAAAAATCATTATTTTTTTGAATTATAGATACATTTCCAATCTTCTTTGCATATTTTTCAGTTGAAAATGGTTTTTGACTGTTGGAATATATTTTCCCCAAGCAAATTCCGTTATCATTTTCGTCTAAAATAACCGCAACAAAATCGCCAATATCCGGCATATTATATTCAAATGCAAGTAGTGGCAACCACGAAGATACTACATCACTTTCTTGCGGAAATGTCACCTTGACCTTTCCGTTTTGTTTATCAATACTTGATATTTTTCCTGTATAATATCCGTTCATGATTGCCACCTCTTTCATTTAGAATTGTTTTCTTCGTCTGTCCCGTTCATATTCTTCCATCATTGAACAGAACTCTGAAAATGTCATTCGTACTCCTTGCATAACAGTTTCTTTATCGCCGTTGCCGCTAATTTCAATATGTGGTGAAAAAATTATCTGTCTACCGTCATCTGATGAATTATTTCCGCCGCCGTCAGATTTACTTTCACCCATATATGCCTTAACACGTTCAACCGCCTGTGAGAATAAACCGTTTTCACTGTAATTCTCTGCCTCGTCAGCCGTAAGCACACGCTCATCTTTATGCAATTCTGCAATATATCCGTCAAACGGAACTCTATCCAAGCCGTTGCGGTGTGAACCGTCAATAAATGCTTTACTTTCCGCCGCCGTATATATTCTTGCACCCTTCGGCACATTAGCAAGTACGTTTTCACCCTCGTACCAATATCGCATACCTCTGTATTCAATAACTTCTCTCGGGTCATTAACCATTTGGTCGTTGACATACGTCAAACCGCCTCGCCAACTGTTTGCACCTCTCGCACTGTGTCCCGGCGGTGTTCCGGTCGTTTTATATTTCGTTACAATCGTTGTAGTTGCCTTTTTACCGTCCAGAGCAGATAACTTTTGAGATACACTGTTTATTGTTGAAGTTGCGTTATCTGTTGCTGATAATGTCGGTTTAACTTGCATTGCACCGAATGTATTCGCCAAATTCTGTACATTCTGAATTGTTGGTGTTGCATTATCATTTGCACCTAACGTTACTTGACCAGTCTTAGAGTCAACCGTTGCAAGTTTCTGCTGTGCATTATCAAGTACATCAATATTACCGCTTGCATTTACCTGCAACGATACCGCTCCAATGGCACTTAGAGTTTCCGCATCATTCGTTGCCGTATTAATAACCGATAAATCACCGTTCGCATTTACAGAAACATTTACATTTCCCTGTGACTGCAAACTTGCAATTTGATTTTCCGCCTCTTGAATGACTTGGAAATTGCCGCTCGCATCTATCGAAATAGATTTGTTTTCCGGTATTAGACTCATGGCGTGTGCCATATCCGTTAGTTTGGCTGCAACACCGTTATTATCCAATCCGTCAAATAGTCCCTGTACGTCACCGATAGACTTCATATTATTTATAACGGCTAATACTGCATCATTTCCGTTGGCTGTTGCCTGTGATACATTTTCAAAACCGTTTTGAATTAATGCAGCACCTTGAACAGCACTTTCAGCAGTGTCACCTATTGCGGTTTTATAATTTAGAAAATTCTGTGCCATTTCCGCAGCTTTACCTTCGCCGACAGCTTTTTCAAAATCGGTATAACCTGCTTTTGCCGCAGCAAATTGAGTTGCTACTGCATCAGTATTTTTACCTGCTATAACCATTTGTTCACCAAGTTGTTCAAGCATTTTCACGTCTGACTCGCTACCAAAAGCATTTTTATTGACTACATCATTTGCAAGTGCTTGTGCAAGATAATCTCCTGCTTTTTTTGTGCTTTCGTCAAATTCGGTTATGTTACTATTCGCAGTAGCCAGTTCATCATTAACTTCGGTAAGTTCTTTATCAACTTTCAAGAAACCTCCGCTTAATTGCTCTCGAAAACCGAGGGCGTTATAAACTGTCAACTCATCTCCTAAATCGTGAAACTCTATACCTGCTGCACGAGCGGTATTATAAAGTTCATTCATTTTATCGATGTATTGTTGTTGTGATGTTTGACCTTGCGAAAATGCCGTATAATATGTTCCTGCCTCTGCTTGCAAACTTTGATACAGACTTTTTTGGTCTTGCAATGCTTTTTGCTGATTTATAAGTCCCGGCATACTTGAAACATCTTCTTTGTATTTCGATGCACCTTTAGTTGCCGTATTGATTAATTTGCTACTGTCATTTATCAATTCTGTACGACTTAGTTGTTGTGCCATATTAACCGCATTTTCAAGAGATGAAGTATCTGCATTGATAGTCAAATTGTATTCTTTGGATAATAAATCCGCAATTTCCTGCAAACGTGATTTTGCATTTTCTACATCTTGCGTTGAACTTTCGGGATTGCTTATAACTTCTCTTAGTTGAGGAACTTCCGCCGCTATGTCGTTATATTTTACAAGTGCATTAGATGCTTTTTCTATGCCGTCTGCCGCCTCATTCATACCGTTTGCATAATTCCTTTTATGCTCATATATTGCGTTTACTGCTGCTGCAAATCCAACGATTGCCGCCGCCGCTAATGTTGCAGGTCCAACGGCTGCCGCAAACGAACCTGCAATACCTGTTATAACTCCCGACACAGTACCTCCGGCAGTTGAAATTCCCGTAAGTGAACCGATAACACCGCTCAAGGTTTTTGCAAGTCCAACCTTTGAACTGATTTGAGATAATCCCTTAAACAACGTTATAATATCATTGATACCTCTAATTGTTCCGCTTGCGATTTTAAAACCCACAAACGCTTTGGCAATATTTTTTATTGTTAAAATAATATTATCAGCATTATCAATAACGTAATCTAATACTTTAGATGCCGCAGGTATGATTTTCTCTAATGAATTTATGATAATATTTTGAATATCGGGTATTTTCGCCGTTAAATTCTCAACTGAATTTTTCAGTATTGGAGCGATTGACTCACCTATTGATATTTTCATATCATCATATGCACTGTTTAATGTTGCTAACGAACCTTCAAGCGTATCGGTTTTTATACCGTATAGCTTGTCTAATGCTCCGTCACAATCTTTAAAGGCATTTACAAGTGAGTATACTTCTTTTTGCCCGTCTGCCGTATCTGTGGTAAAACCTTGCATAATTTTAGCAAAACTGTCCAAGTGCGATTTGCCACCTATCATTTGATACATCAAATTTCGATTTTCTTCTGTCATTCCTGATGTTTTATCTGATATTTCTTGGAATACATCAAGAATTGAACGTGCTTTGCCGCTACTGTCATACATTGACACACCAAGTTTTGACATAGCTTCATACGCATCACCACTTTGTTTTTGCATATTAACAAGAATTGCATTTAACGCCGTACCTGCTTCACTGCCCTTTGTACCTCTGTTTGCCAATACACCCAAAACCGCAGCACTTTCCTCAATCGGTGAATTTAGATTTTTTAGTACACCACCAACACCTAAATACGCCTCTTGTAACTGCATAGCAGTTTGATTTGACTTATTGTTCGCAGTCGCTGACACATCAAGATAATGGTTTAAATCTCCAATACCCAAACCGAGGTTTGCCATACTGTCAGTAACCAAATCGGAAGTAGTCGCAAGGTCGGCTCCTGTTGCAGCAGATAGTTTTAATACAGGCATTAAAGCCTTTGTGCTATCTTCAACACTCCACCCGGCAAGTGCCATATATTCAAGTGCATTTGCACTTTCTTGTGCCGTTTTCACGGTTGTACGCCCTGCCTCT